TCAGCATCATTATTGTCCGGGTGCATTTTTACCATGTTCAATAAATACGTTATATGGACCGGCTGGTTTATTGGTATCCAACCCTTTTGAATAGTAATTGTAAACCCATGGGGATTTTAAATTTACACAATACTTACCGGAAAAAAATATTCATATAGTAGGAAAGGGGAAATTAAAGTAAGGGGATTATCATTAGATCATAAAATATCCCTTAAAAACATAGCTAGAAACAAAGGCTCTTCGGAAAATAGATTATTGCTTTCATACATTCGCTCTGGAATAAATTCCGAGAAACCACAAACGAAAATTTACGAAGATTGATTTTATTTTTCACGATACTCTACCTTATGTTATCTGTATGGATTACGGCTTATGGTTTTTGTCCGTATGAAAGATCATGCAAAATAACTAAGGGATTTTATTCATACTTTGAACCCCGGTTCAAACCAGATACGAATGCGCGCGGATGCGTAGCCCGCTAACGTTTTGTTAATATTAATCGAAAAAAGCCCAATGAACTAACCTTGGGCTTTTTTACTTATCAAATCTGTTAACGTCCTTTTCGACGGCCTCTTTGGCAAATGTTATTTTTTCATAGCTTCAAGCTTTCGTTAATCCGTTAGGAAACTAAAGAGACCAAATATACTATTCCATTTCCACATGGGCAAATGCCGCTTTCATTAAAGCCTCAAATGCCGCTTTTGCTTTTTTCTTATCGGGTTCCGGTGCCATGACTTCCTCCACCATTGGTTCAATTCCCAAATTATCCATGTCTTTTTTCTCCCTTGCGAATTGTTGATTGTTATGACGCGCATCCCCACCATCAACCCTTTGAGTGGCCCTTTCTTGAGTTGTAAGTGGAATGTATGCCCCAGTATCCCCAAGTTTCAATCGCTCTGCCATAACTTCTTTAACCGGATCAATGTGAGGTACATTATCCCCAAGCCATTCAGCATTACGGTAAGATCCTAAAATCATTTCATTATTTTTTGCAACGGCGGTTAAATATTCCGGCAGGTTAACTTTGTTTGTTAGAACTTGCATGTGTAACCAAAATTCATAAATTGGTTTACGGAATTGCCATGAAAATTTATACCGGTCAACAATTAAAGTATGTTCCCAATCTTTTATACTGGCCCTGGCGGAACTATATGAGGTATCGTATTTACTACGAATAATATTTGGAGGTGCGTTAACGGCCGCGCAAATCATTTCAAAAAATTCGCCTCTAAAATCCTTAAAGTATAATTCGGATTCATTCTTTTGCAATGGCTCAATTTTAGATCCCTGCACATTATGAACGACTTGTTTGTTCGTACTGGCAGAAACCTTATCCATCATTTGAACAAATTGCTGATCGACCGGGATAGTACCATCGTTTCCGCTTAAACTCATTGATTGGGAAATATTCTTTTTCCAAGGATTATCACCAGTGCTGTTTAATTCGGAAGTTATTTGGTAAGCATTTTTGTTTTGTTCTTCCGCGCTTGTTAACGTGGCATCGCTGTAACGTTCTAATGTTTTTACAATTTCAAACAGTCCGGAAAATAAAGGAAATGTACGCGAGTAATCCAATCGGTATTCCAATCCACCAACCAAATACGCAACTGTTAACCCGGTTGTTTTATTTTTTGCTGGAATACGTTGCCAATTCAAATCTGCTGTTTGGACGTGGTATGCAACATGCTCACCTTGACTGTTCATTTCAACTCCATTCATTACCCTGTTACCCCCTTCCAATACATTAGGGTTAAAATCTGTACCACCAAATTGAGACCGCACATGTTGACCATCTATCAATTGGTATTTTACTTGGCCTTTTATGTAACGTAAAACAACCAACACATCCCCACCATTAGCAACATTTTTATACGCGGTGCTTTCATCCAAATTCAAACATTTCATTCCTGTATAAGAACTCATTTTTGAATCGGAATAAATTCCAAACCTTGCTTCGATTAAATCGGATAATTTTTGTGCTTCATCCTCAGTTAAATTTACTCCTTCGCTTTTTAAAACATCAACGTCAATAATACATTGTAGTTTTAAACCTTTCCCAACAATCCACTTCACGCACTTATTTACAACGGCTTGAACGGTTTCGTTAGTTAAATAAGCCTCCCATCCCCTAATCCCAAGTGCTTGCCTGTCCGGGATTCTTTCAACTATTGGTCCGGCATTCCCTAATGTTTTTTCACCATCATAAACTTGTAATGACCAACGGTTATAATACATGCCAACTCCGGATCCATAACCACCAGCGCCAGGTATTCTAAAATAGGCTTCTGCTTTTGCTGGTTGAGAATAATTCAACATACCCGTATCTATAACTTTTGGCTTTCGGAATGAATCAATTGCGCGTTTAGCAGCTTCTATGTATTTGTTTGCCATACTTAATTTATTTCTGATAATTCAATATTTTTTTTACCTGCCAATTCGTGATCACAATCATTTTCAAAATGTATTAAACCACTCGTAATAAATGAATGGCATTTTCTACCAGGCGTAAAATTGTGAACCAAGGAAGGGGTTACGGTTGGGTTATTTAAATCCATATTAAAATCATGGTGCCCACCATCTTTTTTTAATGCAAAAGCATGCGTATAACCACAACCAGGGCAGTTGTAAATATATTGAGTGTGGTGCATTTTTACACCATCAATAATATTTTCTTCAACCTTAATTTTAGCCATAATAATTTTACATGAAATTTTTACCGTCAACCATCCTCATAATTCTCCCTTGCCTTCTGGCATTTATTCGCGTGTAGAGCATTTCTTGAATTTTCAAAAGATTTTTATATGCCTCTGATAATTCTCCAATGCTTCTATACCGAACCTCATTTTTAGTTTGACCCGTATCAACCTTATATTCTTCAAATTGTCCGGTAGACGTAGCCTTTAACATGGCCGTTTCCATTCCAGATAAAATGGTATCCAGCATAGCAACGCGAGCCTCTAAGGTTCCACACGCCTCCAATATTGCCGGTATGTTGGTGTAAATTACGTTGCTCATATTAATTAAATTTTACTTTTTCGTTTTTACTACTGGCAATATCACCCAATACTTGCCCCGTCATGGCCGCAATGAACGCGGCACTTGTACCAGGTATAAAAGGATCCAATGCTGTTGCTATGGCTTGTGTGGCTGTTTTAAGGGCCGTAATGTATGCTTTCGTTTTATCGTACTCTATTTTTAACTCATTGTACTTAACGGCAAAGTTAGTGTAATTTGCCGGAATTTCACTATCCCCAATCAACACGGTACCATCGGCCCGAAGCCAAATGTTAAATTTAAAATCCCCATTGGCATCCGTACAATATAACCGGCGCTCCCCCAATTCGGCTTTGGCATTTTTGTTCATTATACCTAAGCAAACCTCTTTACCGTCCAATTCCGTTGGCGAGTAAATACCCATACTGTTTTTAACCGGGTTTGAATCCTCCCCATACGGACCATATTGCACGGCCGTAACGGTAGTTGAATTGCCATTCCATAGCGTTACCACCCTCCTGGTTAAGGCATCAACGGTTGATTGGGTTATTTTAAGCAGCTTCAGCATCATTATTGTCCGGGTGCATTTTTACCATGTTCAATAAATACGTTATATGGACCGGCTGGTTTATTGGTATCCAACCCTTTTGAATAGTAATTGTAAACCCATGGTAAAACGCAGGTTAATACCTGGGTGGTGCTTTCTGGCGTTTGCGTTACCTCAACGGATTCTATAAACCACTTGGTCATCTTAAACAAATTTAGCTTTTTATTCTTTACATGGATCGTGTTGTCTGGTAAAATTAATACCGTGCTGGCCGTTTCCGTAACAATACTTATAGTTAAAGGGAATGCTTTTAAGGATTTCGATAAAGCGTTTCTGGCAGCTTCACCAATGGTAATGTCGTCGCCGCTTGATTGCGTTTCTACTTTGTACCGCGGAACTCCCGCAACTGGAGATAATGGATTTTTAATCGTAATGCTTGACTCATTTCCACCTTCATCATCGGATTGCCTTACGACGGAATAAAATCTAAACATTGATGTGCCGTCGGTGTTTAGGTTCATTCGTTGATACCCTTGTTGTGGATTTGAGTCAGCGTCAAATATCAATACCGGTTCCCCTTCCGTATTTGCGGTTTTCACAACCACATTACCCATTTCGTCATGGGTTAACACTACGTTTTTTTGTAAGCAAAGTTTTTTAATATACGAAGCTGCATTTTCGCTTGTTTTGGAAGTGGATTTTTTCACGTCCCCTTCCGCGCGTTCATCTTCGTTTTTTTCTTGAGGTGGTTTTTGAATAATTATTTCACCGGCTCTGGGAGTTTTTATAACAAGTTTTAGTAAAAAAGCATTGCAAATACGCTTTATGATGTCGCTTAATTTTAAGCCATTTGATTCCAATGGAATTTCAACGGGAATATCGCAATCATCCAAAAGTCCCGGTTTCGAATAGCCTCCAATTGAAAGCAATTCCGGTACCGGAGCATCGATGAAATTTTGACTTGTAACGAGTCCGGTTAATATCCTTTGCTTTGGAATGCTTGGGTTTGAGGATTGCCAATAAACGTGTGCTTCGTGGTAATGAGTGATGCCCGCTACTTCCAAATGGTCAAACCTATTAGCGTCAAACAAATAATCAAACTGAAACGTACTGGCAAGAGCGTCATATTTCAAAACCAATTTTATTTGGCTGAAAAAATTGATCGCTTGCAACGCTGTATCGAGTGTTGAAGTTTCCCTGGTATTTATGTCAACGACGAATGGCATCCTTAAACGTAATAAACTATTTTGGTTCCTTTTTTAATTAATATCAGTTGGTGATACGTAAAATTATTTGTATCGCAAAAATAATGCAAATTAACGTCATCAAGATCCGCACCATAATACTTATGACTAAGGATTATGGCGTTGCTATCCTCAGTCGTGTAAACGAATCTTTCTTGTTTGCCACTAAGAGCTATAAGGATTAAATTGGATAAAGTCAATTGTACGCAATAACTAAGTTGCAAGTATAAATCGGCAGAGAAAATATAATATTCGTTTATGCCTCCTTGAGAAACTTGCAACCCATCCAAAGTAGTGATGAAATTATTAAAATTATCCGCCAACCTGTTGGCTACATTCAAAACATCCTTTGCGGTTTTATATTCAGTCCCAATGGGCGTAATGGCCGCAACGCACATAGCGGAAATACATGTCGCTGCTTGTATTTCAAATAATTTCTTTTTTGTCGGGTTAACCACATATCCCGTTACGGTCGCTAAAAACTTTTCATATTGGTATTCCAAAAACGTCAAACGATCCTTAACCAACGCGGTAAAATTTGCGGGCATGGAAATGAAATTACACAATTGCGCCATTGCAATAATTGGAGTTGCGGTGATTACATTTACCGCCGTAATTGCTTCATTGAAAACATTCGTGTATTGGTTAGCTTCGTCCGGGATGGTAACTATTGTGAGGCCAGTTTGTTTTATGGCATCCATATTGTCCTTTATCTGCACGCCGTCCGCAATCACAATAGGCATATCCACAATTTCAGCCGGACCAGTATCTAATATTGACCTTTGCGATAAAAGTATCGCCGTTACGGGATTAGTTTCCAGCAACCCACCTTCTGTAAGAGTTTCGATTGCCGTTCCGGTTATTTTGGTAACGTTTAGCTCATTTTCATTGTTGCTAAATGTTAATGAAAATAAGTGGCAAAGAATATTCCCGTAAAGTGGATGCGATACCAAACATGGGTTTTTGTTATTCAGTGAGTTTTCAAAACGCTTACTTTCCTCCAAATGATCCTCACCTTGAAAATAAAACTCCAAAGGAAACTGCCTGGCAAGTTGCTCCTCTTTTTTACCCAATTGGCCTTTTATCCCAATGAATGAAAAAACATCATGGTTCCAAGATAGTTGCTTTGAATACTTATTGGCAAATACCGTGTAACTAACATTGTCGCCAGTTTGTATAATAAAATCTTTACCTATATCGTCTTTCCAACTCATTTACTTAAATGTTTTTTAAATGCCAATTGAGCGTTTGAGATAAACATTTTATTCATTTGCAAACTAGATTCGTAGCTGGCCCGCTTCATGAAATTTGTTTCTTTAACCTTCACGGCACGTCCTTTATTCACATTGTACAAAGGCGTTCTCTTAAATTTTATATTGCCCCCCGAATTACTTAACTCAGTAATTAATGAAAGTGTTTTAGATCCGTTGTTGTTTTTATTCCCCAAAACATAACCACCGAATTTTTTCTTAGCCAAAAACATAGCCCGGATGAATCTTTGCTTTTTGGATTTAATGGGTTTCATTTTACCGCGAACCATTCCCATTGAACTTGCAACGGCAACTTTCCCGGTAAGTGATGGCAATTTTCCTAATCGGCGATTCGCTTTTACCAAACCGCCTTTTGTTTGCCTTGCTCCATCTTCCGCAATAAAATCCTTACGTGGAATTGCGCCTCCATGCTCTTGTTGCTCCAAATCCTTTACTGCCCGGTTATTATTACCACGTAAACTATTACTAAAAAAACCAACTTCGGATTTCATCGTTTGAACGTTAAACCCTGTGGCTGGAATTACTTTGCTATTTGCTTTAAAAAAATTTGGTTGCCTTTTTTTAAATGTTTTTTCAGAACTTTTAGGAATCGTTTTCAATTTAGTATTAAATCCAGCATCATTCAACGTCTTCCGTATAGCTACGGGAAAAGCGGATTTACTAAGTGTTTTTAGTTGCTTAGAAAGATGCTGTAAATTACTTATGTCAACACTGAAATTCATTCTTATAATACGTATTCAATTGTGATCCATCCGCGGTTAAAGCCTGTTGCGGAATAGCTGCCATTTTCATACGCAGATAATGCCCCGTTAATTAAGTTCGCTTGAGCATCTGAAAAACGGAATAAATTTATATTCGTTGCATCAGCGTATGCACTTCCTCCAGGTGTATTGTTTATAAATCCAGTTAAAGGGTAAACTGCATTTGAAGTATCAATATTTATCATTGCGGATACGCTTCTGATTTTTGATAGCGTTAAACCGTGTGCAACAGTTAGCGTTCCTGTCGCGCTCATGTCCCAATCCCCAATAGGGATAATTTTTGTTAGAACCTCAGCATTTGCTTTTCTGTAAATAGAAGTAATTATCCATTGACCAGTAATTCCAATATAAAAATTAATACTATCTCCTTGTTTTAAAATAAGCGGGTTTGGGGTAGGGACAGGGTTAATGAAATTTCCTCCAAAAGGCAGAATCGTTAAATCATAAGGGACTAAATTTATAACCGTAAGCTTCTTTCCGGTATCTTCATTTAGCGCATCAGGTAAAGTGAATGTTGCACCTCCAAAGAAATTAAAGTAACCTGCAATCCCTCCAATATTTGCTTGTGTTAAGGTGGTGTTTCCTCCATAAATAGTAATGCTTTTATACTTAGCAATATTTTCACGCATCGCTTCATAAAATTGATACCCATTAGTGGTATTGTCGGGAAGGTTATTGTATGTCAATCCCGAATTGGCAAACATCTTAGATGCCCATTGGTGAAAGTCGCTATAAACCGCACGGTCAAACGGAGTCCCTGTTTGATCGCCTGGATTATCTTTTATTGATCCGAATTCATACGTAACGGAAGGTGCTTCGACGTTTTGTTTATTTGCTAATTCTATTGCCATGTTATTAGGTGTAAGTTATGAAAAGTAATGCTATTTTGTGAGTTTGTTTTAATTGTAATATCAACTGGCGAAATTCAACTTCCCTTGCGGCTGGTACCGTTGCATAAGATCCAAGTGTTGGCCCACCTATAAAAAAAGTATTATTTAAATCACCTCCAAAATTAAAATTAATATCTACTAAATTATAAATGCTATTTGCCACAACCTGGTTAAGGTACGCAGACTGGAAATTACCATGCTGAGATATTCCACCATGTTGGGATTGAGTTAAAATTAACGGGTTTATTACCGCTGGATTTTGAGTGGTCCAACCAGTTGGGTAAATGGGGAACATATTTTCATAAACGTACACATTGAATCCCGCTAATTGCAATTGCTCCTGAATTACTAAATAATGGCCCTTTGCCGGGTTAACGCCAGGATTGGACATTTTCCTGTTAATAGCTGCTTTTCTTTGTGCTAGTGTTCCCGTCCCCGGAAGACCTAAAATTCTTTCCCACATCACACAATCGGCCTCTAAAAAACGGGCTGTATCTGGCATTAAAGAATCTAAAAGAGAAATTGAATCGGAATACAATCTGGCCTCACTGATCGCAATAGAATCATTCAGCAGGGCATTCCAGTTTGTTAGCCGGAAGGCTCTGCCAGTTGGTAACAACTGCTGCGTTAGCTTTTTTATATTTACGAGTAAATCCATTAAGTAATATTAACTGCTTGCAACCATCCAATGTTTCCTAAAATAAAAGTATAATCCGCATATGGCACTCCATCAACGGTAAACGTTACGGCACCATAACTTGCACCCGGTACTGTATTGGAAATTGTTTGAATAATTCCGTTGTTTGCCAATATGTCGTTCTTACTTGAAATTGGGTTTGCTCCAGCTATGAAGGGGCGAATGTTGGCTAAATAATCCGTTAACGCATTCGTAATATCGGTTGTGATCTGCCCCGTTAACCCTTGAAAATTCGCAATATTTATTACTATCTGCTTAACCGTAATTGGTTCAATGTACAACCGAACATCCGTTGGCCTACGCCCGCGCTCCGGTAATGATAAAGAAATATCCGGGTTAAAATTTATAACATCCTCCACATCATCCATAATGGCCTGTGTTGGGGTGCCCTGGCCGTCAATACTATCAACCAATTTAGCTTCCACGTAAACTATTACGGCACTACTTTCTCCAGTTTTTGCATAAGGGTAAACGGTTTCCACTCCCGCGGCATCTAAGGACCATAAAATATAATCCGCATCCGATCCTCCCTTTGGCTCCAACCTGAATGCCAACACAACAGCTTCCCTAAAATCCTCTTCCGTTTCGGCCTCTATTGGTTGGATGGCTTCTGCCGATACAATTACATTGCTACTTACAAGCGCAATTGGGGTGGTGGATGTTAGGGTATCATTTACAATTAGTTTCCCAGCTTCCCCACCAGTTAGGCACCGAATTGTTATGATGTCCGGTGACTGCGTTAATTGGTACGCTTGATCCAATTGATACAACACGCCTGGGCTAAACGAATCGTCATCTGATTTAAACAAAGTTTTGGCTGGTATTGTTGCGCCAACGGTACCCGTAACCTGAACATCATACTGTCCTTCCACTGCCGGGTATGGTACCCGGTTAAGTTTTATTTTCCCATAACGTAATAACGTTTCCCAATCGCAAATATCCGGTGCGATGTTTTTTTGAATTTGCCCAAGTACCAAATACAACAGTTTCAATTTACCCGCATACGCTAAAGCATTTGCGCGCAAATAAACCTTACCAAGTAAGTTAATACTTACTTGCATGTTCGCTTCAATATCGCTCTTGAGGGTATTGTAAAGCTGGGATATGGTCGGCACGGTAATCATAACAGATAATATTCTTTAAATTGGTGGTTTTTATTTTTAAAACTATAATATTCCTTACTTGAAATTTCTTTAGTTTTTAAGGCTGAATTTATAGACTCAAAAACGTTTAAAACAAAACCATCTAAAGAAACCTTAAATATAGGCATGCTTAATTTATGATTTATTCCGGGTTCGCTCTTGTTGTTTAAAGTGTTTACTGAATGCGTCATGTTTTCAGATGCCGTACACCACTCCAGATTATTTATATGATTATTGCTTTTGTTACCATCAATATGATTTACTTGTGGTTTATTCTCTGGATTCGGAATAAAATGTAAAGCAACTAATCGGTGCATTAAAAATGAATACTTTTTTTTATCAGTAAAAAGATGAGCGTTTACGTAACGGGAGTTGATTTTATGACTATTTCTTATTTTATCTTTATGACAATGCTTGTCTGCTCTAGTCAAACTCTTTAGGTTTCCAAAATTACTCACCTGATATTTGCCTTCAAATCCAATTATGTCTTTCCAAATCTCTTCCATTTTTTCTATACAAAATCTGTTATTGCGAAATCTAATAAACTAAAGTCCCCATCCCCTGCGATGAACGAATACGTTAGTGTTGTTAATGTTTTTTTACCTGTAAACCAAGCGGTAAATATTTTAATTGTTATTTTATTTTGCCCAATTATAGATACCTCCACGGTAATGTCTGCGTATTTTTTAAGGAAATTTAAATCATATTCAACCGCCGATTGTATCCTGGCCCTCCCCTGCGAACTAAGTTCAGTGTTTTTTAAAGCCCGTTCAGTTTTTGAGTTAAACTGATTCTCTGTTGAAAGAAAATAGTTACCCCAAAAATACTCCCTTAACTTACCAGGAACTTGAACAGACGGCGTATCCTCCTCAACATTCCCACCAAACAAAGCCAAATAAACCTGACCTTCATTTTCATAATACTTAACCAGATCATTCCCTTTAACGAGAACGTCTCCTCCATTATTATTTTCAAACAATGCTATGTCGAATTGCAGGGATGATGCCATTGTTAGTTAGTTGAAAATGAAGATTTAGTATTCGGCATTACGGATTTTGCACCGGTTTTACCCGACTTAACATCCACCATTGCAGTCCCGTCGTTTTTAATAACAATTTCCATTCTTTGCTTTTCAAAATCTTCCTGAGATTTTGCACCTGCAAATGGCGCTTTTAAATTTTTAAGTTGTTCGGAAATTCCATATTGACCGGCGAAAGTGTTTTGTTTTTCAACCGGACCA